TACATGGCACATCGATGGTGAAACAGGCCAGATTTTCGGTGAGCAGACTGCAGGCGCACTTCTTGCATTCCCGAATGAAGTTATTTGGTACCTATTCGCTGAAGGAACATTCCTGTTCCTTGATGGTGGAGAGCTTGACCTTGGTCTAGTTCGTGACTCTACCCTCAACGGCACCAACGATTACAAAATCTTCCTCGAAACTTTCGAGGGTGTTGCTAAGGTTGGTATTGAAGCGCTTCGCATCAAGACACCTGTTGCTATCGTTGGTTCTACTTCAGGTACTGTAGACCTCAGCGTCTAAGCATTAGAGAATATAAGTAAGTAGTAGCTGGATTTAGAAATACCTAATTAGGAGACCCTCTTGGCAATTATCGGCAGCAATACTTTGGTAGTTGATACCGCTAATCCAGAGCCTTCTGATTACGGTATTCTAAGTCCGGCTACTACCCTTATTACAGACAACGACGATCGCTGGATTGGCGGGTTTACATACCCAACAATCGATGCAGGCGCATCAGTCATGTTAGCCCCAATCAGTTCTAGCTCTACAGTTCTTAGTGGAGCTCAGGTTATTACACCTGAAGATGGAGCACTTTCATACCGTTTCTACTACCCATTTGACATCAGAGCTTCAATGCAAGCTTCGACAATGGGTAGTACTCCAGAAGAAATCTACAGCAATGCTGAGTCTGTACTTGATGCAGTCACTCAGAAAGCTATTGAAATTGAATTTTGGAAGGGCGTAGTTGCTCGCACTCTCACAGGTACAGGAGCAGACGACGGAAACCGTTATCTTGGCTCTGCAGCTGGAACTGATTTTATTGATGTTACCCCTTCAGGTTCTACAGGTGGTGTCAAACCTCGATATGCTCAAGCTCTTTTGGAGCAAGCACTAGGTGATGCCACTATTGGATCGAAGGGTGTACTTCACACACCACGACTTCTCGCTAGTATTCTAAAAGTCAAGGATTCCGATAAAAAGGGAGTCCTCAAGACTAATCTGGGTACGCCGGTTGTTGCAGGTGCAGGCTACTCAATGACTGGCCCCGACGGTCAACCAGCAGCAGCTGGTAAGGCCTGGATGTTTGCTACAGGCCCACTTACAGTTCGAATCGGACATATCAGTGTTATTCCTGGTGAAACTTCACAGGCGATTGATACTCGTATCAATACTATTACGTACTACATCGATCGTCCAGCTGCGATTACTTGGTCAACATCCAAGCTATTCGCCGTTCTAGTTGATCTTTCCCTCGATTACGCTTAAACTTTTTAGGAGAAACTAAAAATGGCACAAGATTACGCAGCCAGCATTTCTGGCTCAGCAATCCGTGTTACGAAACTGAATGCTGATGGAACTCTAGCAACAGGTGCTTCTGCATCTTACGTTACAAAGGCCGTTATCTCTCTTTCGATGACACCTGAATACGAAGACGGTGACGAATTCGTACAGAAAAACGCAGGCGGAGAAGTTTGCGTTACCTTCAAGGCACCTGATACGCTCAAGCGCGTATCTCTAGAAATCGCAATCTGTAATCCAGACCCTGAATTCACAGCTATGGTTGCTGGTGGAGAGCTACTCTCTGCTAGTGGTCAGTCTGTTGGTTGGGCTGCTCCAATTATTGGTACAGATGCTAACCCTAANGGTGTTGCAGTTGAGATGTGGTCCCGNGCTATCGTAGCCGGTAAGCCTGCATCTTCAAACCCATTCTGGCACTGGATTTTCCCTTACGCTGTATTGCGTCAGGGTGGAGACCGTACCATTGAGAATGATATTCTTGCAACCGCATTTGAGGGTTGGGGAGTTGGAAACCTAGGCTTTGGTAGCGGTCCTGCTGCACCTCGCTGGGCATTCCCCGCTCTTACCGACCGTGCTTACGCATACGCTCGCACATCGTCTATTCCTACAGGTACTGGTTACCAGACTTCATCTTAGTCGATAAGTAAATTAGTAGCAATCTGGCTGGTTCTGAACACTCAGAGCCAGCCAGTTTTGTTTATAAGAATGATATAATTTATTTTGTACATGGAGGAATTATGGCGGTTTTATGGATTAGTGCAAATGACACTATGGACCCTACTGGCCCATTCACGGACTGGGCAGTCCGAACAGCCAGTTGGATTCTCTACAAGCTTACAGCTGAGAAATATTCAGGCATTCAGGTGACAACAGACTTCTACAGTCTTGACCCATCTGGTGTTCTTCAATATCAGCCACAAATTATTAATGGTGAGATGCGTAACCTTCCTAAGGGTCTCTCACAAAGCTCTAATCTGCAACTTCGTCTACGTCGTGGACCTGTTCTATCCATCGCTGAGATTTACTCTGGAGGAATTCTAATTCCTAACACTGAGTATGAACTCCGAAACAATGCTTTCGTTGTGCGAAAAGATAAACTGTCATGGGTGACAGAGCCTCTTAAAGAATTGTCTGTGACATATACGCATGGCAGCCCACCACCTATTGCAGGTAAACGAGCTGCTATCAGATTGGCCAATGAGTTGATTATGGCTGAGACTGGTGACTCTATGTGTGCACTTCCTGACTCTGTCACATCAATCAACCGTCAAGGTATTTCATATACTCTACTCGATCCTCAAGTCTACATTGAGAAGGGTCGCACAGGTGTATACGAAATTGACATGTTTATCTACGCCGCTAATCCTAGAGGCGCTTTAAAGAAACCTGCCATCTACGCAGCAGGTAGACCAAATGGAGAGAAAATCAATTGAGCAAAATAAATCCGTATGCCCCTAAGAAAAAAGTTGTTGCAGAAGAGACTGTAGCTCCTGTAGAAACTGCTGTCATTGATGTTCCAACTGGTTCTGTCAGCAACATTCTTAAGTGGGTCGGCCAGGATGCTGACAAAGCTAAAGCAGCATATGACGTTGAAAAAGAAGACACTAAGCCACGTGTATCTCTTCTAACCGCATTGAAGGAACTATTCTAAAATGACTACACCCAATCCAGTTGGTGATCTAGCCCAACTTATTCTTGCAAATGTTAATGCTACTTTTGAAGAAGCTGGTGTCGATCTTCCTACTGTCCAGATGCTTGTATTGGGTGGTCAGGGCACTGTTGCCCAGCTTTGTGAACAGCTATCAGTCTCTGTAGAACAAATGTATTCAGGCACTCCCGGGGATCAGGCACAGGTAGCTGTTCGCTGTGATGCACCACGTACTACATCATTTGCCGTTGAACTTGTCCGATGTGCTCCAACTGGAACTGCACGTGGCCGTTCAACCCCTCTCCCTGCTGCAGAAGATGCAGCTCAGCAGAGTGAAGTTGCTTTGGCACGAATGCTCGACATGGACCTTCTGATGACTGCCGGAATGAATGCCTGTGAAGCTACTTGGTTTGGCACAGGTATTGTTGATATTTCTGCAGGCCCTCCAAGCGGTGGATTCCAGTCTCTTGTATTGTCTATTGCAACTGTTGTTGGTGGATAGTCATGGCTTCCTTCGAAAAATTTGATGCTGAATGGAATCATCTTTTACGAGGTAAAGGTGGAATGGTTTTCAACCACATCGACACTCTTGGACAGCGTGTACGCCGTCTAGCTCGTCGTCAAGTTGGCAAGAAAACAATGGCACTCTACAATTCGATTAAGTGTAACACTGTAAGCAATGGTCGAGGTGGACCTGTTAGTACAGTTACGGCTGACAATAAGATTGCTATGATTCACCACAATGGTTCTCGACCTCACATTATAACACCACGCAGACAAACTACATTGCGTTTTCCAGTGCGTGGTAAAATGGTATATACGAAGCTTGTTCATCATCCTGGTACTAAACCAAATAGATTCTTGACAACCCCGCTTCGTGCCGTTATTGACGACTGATAAACGATATAAATAAGGAATGACATGGCTGCTAAACTAAAGTCTTTTACATCCAAGGCTAAGGCCCCTCGTATCTCTTTTGAGCTTCTAGATGAGAAGTTCGAAGCATACGGTTCTATTCCAGGAGCCGTCTTGCTAGACTTCATTGGCTCCTCTGATGAGAACTCTTCAGCAACTGCACGAGGCATTGGTGAATATCTAAAGGCTGCACTACCCAAGGATGAGTACGAGCGTTTCAATGCTTTTACTCGCGATCCTGAAAATAACATTGAGCTTGAGGTTCTATCTGAGATTGTTTCATATCTCATTGAGGAGCAGACCTCGCGCCCTACGGAAGCGTCCTAGAGATAGGGCGCATCTTCATACAGAGATGGCCATACATTGACGGTGAACACACCAGTCGAGGTATAGACATTCTCGCAATATTGAATGAGTTAGATGCCGACCGCTCATTCAATATGATTGACAACATATTCGTAGAAGATGCTTTACGAGATGCGCAAGTCCAAGGAAATCTTGTACTTATTCGCGCAAAGGTAAATAAGATTCACGATAGAGAAAAATCTACCGGTGCTGACGATGAATTCCACTCTGGAAATGGCCCTATAGAGTATACAGAGCAAACCGAGCATGGATTTGTGGGCCTAGAGGCGCCACTCGGCTAATTTACTGGAGTAACGAATGCCTATTATAGGTTCCGCAAGTGTGCAGATTCGCGCCATAGATAAATTCTTTGAGCGTGACGTTCGTGCTGCAGTCCGTAAAATCAAGAATGTTGATATTGAGCTAAAGGCTGATGTTGATCTAACAAAGGTCAACAAAAAGCTTCGTGACCTCCGTTACCGCATGCGCAATAATGTTATTCAACTTAACATTGATGCTCAGACTGAGACTATTGAGCAAGACTTTGAGCGAATTGTAGATAAATTCCACAATCGTCGAGTTACGATTCAAGGTAATGCTGATACTGGCATGGCTGAAGCTCAGCTTGCAATGGCATCGCGCAACCGTAGTTCTACTATCAATGCGAAGATTAGTCCTGAAACCCAAAAGGCGCTAAAGGGACTATTCTACACCATCACGGGTTCTATCCC